TTGAATACAAGTGCTATACTGCTATTAAAGCAGATATGGCAGTATGACACTAGAACCAGATACAATTGAATGCGTAGTACACACCATTAAGATGGGTGATGTAGAAGATCCTGATTTGTATGTAGCTGATCCTATATGGAAATGGCAACAAACAGAAGAAGGACAATGGATTATGGAAAATAGTAAACCAGCCCCAATTTGGAAAAGATATCACGATCCAATGATATATGGTTATTCTTACACTATCCATGCCTTTTTAAAATCAAAAGATTACGTATTTTGGAGTTTAAAGTACAAATGAACATATTAGTAACAGGTGGATTAGGTCTAATCGGACACAATGTAGTCACTAGATTGCAAAACTTAGGACATGACGTATCTATTGTTGATAACAAAACTAACTACGGTATTATTCCGCAAGATGAAATTGATTATCTTATGGCTGAACGTGAAAAGAAAATAGTTAACGAGAAGTTTATTGACACCTTAAGTTTTATCTATAACAAAGATATTTCAAATGCAGAAGCTATGGATAGAATTTTTGATATTGAGCAACCAGAGATTGTTATTCATATGGCTAGTTTTCCTAGACAGAAAGTTGTTAACAATAACCCTGCAATGGGTAGTCGGGTAATGAGTGAAGGTTTGCTTAACTTACTAGAAGCTAGTACAAAGTATGAAGTACGCAAGTTTGTGTATATTAGTAGTTCAATGGTCTACGGCAACTTTACTGATGATGTGACAGAAGATGCAGTATGCAAACCTCAAGGTCAGTATGGAATTATGAAACTAGCAGGCGAATGGTTAGTAAAAGATTACACCCGTCGTGATAACATGGTACATACTATCATTCGTCCAAGTGCTGTATACGGCCCACTAGATGTTGAAGATAGAGTTATCGCCAAGTTTATGCTTGCTGCAATGCGCGGGGGAGTATTAAAAGTTAATGGAGCGAATGAAACATTAGATTTCACTTATGTTGATGATGCCGCAGATGGTATAGTTGCAGCAGCATTAAGTGATAACACAGATAACAAAACATACAACATCACAAAAAGCCATAGCCGTAGTTTGCTTGATGCTGCCAATCTAGCAGTTAAACTTGCTGGTAAAGGATCAATTGATGTAAGAGATAAAGATATTGATTTCCCTACTAGAGGAGCATTGAACATTGATGCTGCACGTAGAGATTTTGGATACGATCCTAAAGTAGATGTAGAAGAAGGTTTTCAGAAATATTATGAGTGGCTAAGCACTAGCAAGTTTTGGAATAATAAACAATGAAGTCAAAAAATCCCTTCAAGCATAAAGTAATTCTGCCTTGGGATACTTGGAAAAGATTTATTGATCCTGAGAGTGGAGCAATTGAAGATGAGAATAATACCATAGAGTGGTGTTGTACTAATTGGGGAGCAGGTGGTTATCAAAAAGATTCACATTGGATTACATTAAACTCAAATTGGGATGAGTTTACTGAAGTTACCTTTGCTTTTCGCAAAGAAGAAGATGCAATGTTTTTTATTTTACGATGGTTATAAAAATTCCCCATTTTGGTCTAGCAAGACAGTACACCAATCTCAAAGAAGAATTGCTTGATGCAACCGATCAGGCATTAAGTTCTGGTCAACTAGTGGGTGGAAAATATACTAAAGAATTTGAAACATGGTTAGCAATTAAAACCAAAGCAAAGTATGCTATAACTGTTCATAGTGGTAGTCAAGCATTAGAGATAATTGCTAGACAGAAATTATTATTACATACTGAAAATAATAAAAGTACCCCTACAATTAAAGTTCCCAACTTAACCTATCCAGCAACACTTAATGCATTTTTGAATGCTGGATGGAATGTAGAAATAGTTGACACAGATAGATATGGTATCATAGATTGTTCACCTAATATTTATGTTTGCTTAGTGGGGTTATATGGTAGAAAACCTTGGGCTAATAGAATATATCCTGACACTTATTCTTGTATTGTAGATGGAGCACAACATTGGTTATGTGCTGACGGGGACATTGGCAGTGGGATGGCAATTAGTTTTGATCCTACAAAGAATTTACCAAGTTCAGGTAATGGAGGTGCTATTGTAACTAACAATGAAGCACTATATAGATTTGCCATGAATTATAAAGACAACGGTAAATCAACTGAGTTTTCTTATCCCGGTACTAACACTAAGATGAGTGAACAAGATTGTGCCCAACTATTAGTGCGAACAAAATATATTGATGAATGGCAAGACCGCAGACATGAGATTGCTAATTATTGGATTGATTGTTTTAAAGATTTACCGATACGTTGTTTGACAGATACAATAGGACCACATGCCCATCAGAAATTTGTAATGTATATACCTGATAGAAATTCATTACATACTCATTTAATAACTAATGGGATAGAATCTAAGATTCACTATGAATATACATTGGGTGATTTGCATTTGAGTAAAAGTTTATCTAAACCAGATTTATTAAGCACTAGTGTAATGCTTAGTAGAGGGGTGATTAGCTTACCGTTATATCCCGAGTTAACAGATGCTGAAGTTGAATATATTATGGAAAAGGTAGTTGAATATATAGATAAATAAGCATATGTGGATTCTATCATATCTTCCTGATTTCGTAACTCATATCATCTTTGCTGTCGGAGTTGTCGGAACTATCGCTGGGTTTGTTCTTGGTTTCATCCCCTTTATTGCTACATACAAACTCCCTATACAGATTATCAGTATAATAGTATTAAGTTTTGGCTTATACTTAGAGGGTGGATTAGCTGACCAAGCAGTTTGGCAGCTTAAAGTCAAAGAAATGGAAGTTAAAGTTGCCAAAGCTGAGACAGAATCACAGAAAGTAAACACAGAAGTTATCACCAAGATACTTACTAAGAAGCAAGTAATCAAAGAAAAGGGTGATGATATAGTACAGTTTATTGACAGAGAAATTGTCAAATATAACAATATCTGCGAAATCCCCGAAATAGCCATCACTACCCACAATGCAGCAGCAAAGAATGACCCTACATTGTTGAAGAAACAGATAGAAGTTCCTACTGATTTACACAATCAATTGGCTAATCCACCGATCATATTGGCGCCAAAGAAATGAAAAAACTACTACTATTATCGGTAATCTTTTTATCAGCCTGTAGTACTGTTGTTCCTGTACAGCAGAAGTTCCCTGAATTGCCAGAACAACTGACACAAACCTGCAAACCTTTACAAACCATTGAGGGTACAACCACAACATTAAGCAATTTAATGGAAGTTGTAGCAAAAAACTACGGCACAAGACATGAATGTGCGGCTCAATTAGAAGAAATACTAGAGTGGTACACTAAGCAGAAGAAGATTTTTGAGCAGGTCAATTCTGACTAAACTGATAAATACACTATAGTTTAGGATTTAGACATGACCCAAGAAATAATCAATGTAGGTGCACAACCCAATGACGGTGAAGGTGATCCATTACGCACTGCTTTTGAGAAAGTTAACAACAATTTCTCACAATTATATAGCACTGGGTTTTTTACTTCAAATGCTTATTCTACGGGAACTACTGCAGGACAAGTTATATTTGAAGCACCTGTAGAAACATTTACACAGGGTATGTTTCAGATTAATTCTAATGACACCCAAACATCTGATAGTCAAAATATTACATTAACGGTAACAACTCTTAATGCCGGTAGTCAAGTACAATGGAACGGGCATAGTACATTATTCTGCGGCCCGCCATTAACTGGTTATGACATGGACATTTTTGAATCAAATGTTCGCATACTAGTAAATCCATTAGCAGACACTACAATCTTTCACTTTATATCAGCACAGATTACTTGGACCGGAGTTCCTGTACCTGGATTGAATCTTTTAGTTGATGGCACTGCCAATACTGCTATTGACACTGAAACTGATTTTAATATACAAACTGAAACGACCGTTACGGTATGAGAGCCAAAGAATTTGTAACTGAGAGTAGAACAGGAACGATTACCCGTGATGTTGGATTAGCATTGCCGGGTGCGTTTAAGATACCTGCTCTTAAGAATCAAGATCCTTACTTACAATATAGATTTGGTGTAGCTATTGCCGGCGCTAAAGGTGCTAGTCAACGTGCAAAAGATGGTGTGCCAGAATTTGACGGAAAAGAATCTGTATTTGGAGAGAATGAAATTATAGTAAGCTATGATCCAGAAGCAGAAGTATGGATCAAAGATGCATTGCGTTCTATGGGTATGCCACCTAGTGATGCAGTTCGTATTGGTACTCAAGCTAGTTTAGAGGCACCTGACGTAGATAAAGTTAGCCCAATAAAAGGCTTTAAGGGATATCCAAAATGAGAGCAAGTGAGTTTTTAACTGAGGGTGAGGGTAAGATGCATGATCACCATGCTCAAGCTACCCAAGGTGTTTATAAATCTCGTGATCTAGGTGGATATGATCGCATATATCATTTGAATCGTTTAATGATGGCTATGGGAATGGCTGACGGGAAGAGCAAAGACGCAGTACAAATGGATAACTCAAGTTTTGCTGAGAAGAATAATACAGTCCATCCATACACGGAAGAAGAACATAACATGTTTATTTCAGCAACTAAAACTATACCCACAGATAAAAAGAATGTTGTTCCATACTCAAAGAGTAAAGAACCATCAGATACAAACACTCAAAGTTTAGTAAAACCATTTAAAGGTTACAAAAGAAAATAATTTATTTATTTTTACATTTGTCGCCATGATACCTGATATATACACTTTTATTTATCATAAAATAAAAAATCATTAGTGTTGATTATGTCTAAATAATTATATGATTGATATTAATAACACACTAGACCTAATTAAACTCCGATTCTATAATGAATACCTATACCAATGTCACATATATGACGAAGG